CTGCCACCAGCGCGTCTTGCAGGGTCTTGAATGCGCTCACGGCTACGCCTTGGTCAGCAGCAGCAGCGTCATGCCGGTGCCGTCGGGCACCGCCTCGCGCACCCGGAAGTTGCCCTGCGGGATGACGAGCGCGGCTTCGAACACCGAGGCCGGTACGCTGGCGCTGGGCAGCTGGAACTGCGGCTCAACGGCCTGGATGCCGAGCTGCGACAAGCCGGGCGCGTCGAAGATGCCGCGCACCGGCTGGCCGGCCAGCGTGCCCGCATCGCCGAAATCGGCGAGGAACACGCTGAGGGTCTCGGCAAAGGCCATGGCCGATCAGGTCCAGTTGCTGCTGTACTTGCTGCGGTACGCGATCGCCGCGTTGACCAGCGCCGGCCCGGTGACGATGGTGCCCACGCAGCGCACCCAGCCCAGGATCGACCCGGCACCCAGCGTGCGCTTCTGGATCTGCGTGGCCGCGCCGGCGGCGTAGGCGCCCTCGAGCGGCGTGATGGCCACCGCGCCGGTGCCGCTGCCGTCGCTGGCGGTTTCGATGGTCCAGGTGATGCTGCCTGTGAGGGTTCCGACCTGGTTGATGAACATGATGTCGCCTTCGGCATCGCGGGCGTCGACCCAGCCGCTGGTGGCGGCTGCGGTGTTGGCTGCGCTGACGGGGCTGAGCAGGATCTTGGTAGTGGCGGCTTGCGCTTCACCGTTGAGCATGGGTTTTCTCCTTCGGGGCGGCCTTGGCGGCCTGGGTGGGTTCTGACGGCACTGGCGGTGCCACGGGTGCGGCGCGCTCGGCCTTGCCCGCAGTGACGAGTTCCGCGGCCTGCCAGGGCAGGACCGTCAGCGACTCGCCGGGCTCGACGCGCTGGCCGCCCCACATCACGGCGCGCACCACGCGCACCGTGACCCAAGACGGCTGCTGCGCAGCCGGAGCACGCATGCCGCCGGCCACGAGCGCGCTGGTTTCTGCGGTCAGCACGCTTTACACCGCGATGCTGCTGGCCAGGGAGAACGCTGCCGCGTAGCGCAGGCCGACGTCGACCGAGACGATCGCGCGAACTCCGATGATGCCGGCCTGGAAATTGGCGTAAGGGTTCACCTCAACTTGCAGGACGCCCCACTCCGCAATGACGACCTGATCCCAGTCGCCGTAGATCATCGACGCCGCGGTCATCTGGTTGCTGGACATGCACGGATATCCGGCCATGGTGCCGTCGTACAGGTTGCCCTCCCATAGCGGCGAGGCGGTGGAGGAAAACTTGACGATCTGCATCAGAGATTTAGCCACACCCGGAGTGGTGACATAACCTCCCGAGTTGGGACGGATGTTGGCCGTTGCCACGTCGCTTTGAAACTCAAGAACGCGATCGAACGTGTTTGCGGCGGTCAAGAAGTTGGTGCCAGACACCGAGCCGATGCCGGCAGTGTTGACAATGCCGAGGGGTTCGCCACTAGCACCGGAGCCGCGCAAGACACCGACGTCAATCGCCAAGCCAGCCACGGCCGCCAGGTCAGCGGTGACGATGCTTTCGGCATCGGGGCTGCTCTGCAGCATGAGCTGCCGGCTGATCTCGGTGTAAGCGCCGACCGTTTTGGGGCTCAGCGACATCTGGCCGAAAGTCTGCTGGCTTTCGGTGATTGTCGATGCTTCAGTGGCCAACCACACGGCCGTGGCCGCCGCAGTCTGGCGCGGCACGGTGACGTTGGGACCGTCAACCGTTAGCCGACGCGCACCCATCTGATAAGCGATTGTGCTGTTTCGGAGTTGCTCGATGAAACTGACGTTTTGCGTTGGCACCAGGAAGCCGCCGGCCGTGGTGGTGCCCGCCGTCAAGTCGCGGCGACCGGGCGTGCCGCGCCGGGGCAGTTGCCGCTGCTGCACCTCGTAGGGTACGTAGAACTTGTTGGGGTCCGACACCGTGTTCAATTTCTGAGCCACGGCCCGGCTGCACTCCAGTTCAAAGCCTGCGTTGCTCCAGTTTTTGTCTGCTGTCGCACGAATGGCGTTCATCAAGCTGTAGCGATTGGTTTCGCCTTCGCCCAAGCCCAGCTTGGCCGCGCTTTGCGGGTTTCTCTGGCTGCGCTGCTCCTGGATCTTGAGGAGGTCGCCGCTGATCTTTGCGACGCTCAAGCCAGAACCGAGCCAGTGTTCGCGCATGTCATCGTCCATGCCCATGGCCTTGCACAGGTTTTCGATACCGAGTCGCCGATCGTTCTCCAGCTCCATCGCGCGGTTGCCGCTGGTGCCGTTGGGCTGCGCAGGCAGCGAGCCGGCGCGCTGCGCCGAGGTGTCCGGGTTTGCGCCACCGGCGGCGTTGTTGGTAGCGTCCACGTTGGACCTTTCTTCAGTAGCTGCCGCCTTGGCAGCGGGTTGGGGAACTTGGGGGGCAGGCTCGGCGCCGCGGCCGACGCCGACAGACGCATCGGCCGGCACGGTGACGAGGCTGTTTTCCATGGGCAGCCAGTCGGTGACCTTGTAGACCACCGGCTTGTCAGATTCGCGCTCGATCGGGCCGGCGGCAGCGTCCAGGCCGCGGCGGAAGCCGTGCGCGTCGCGCGTGACGCCGTGCTGCATCAGCAGGCGCTCGAAGGTGGGGCCGTCGATCTCGCGCTCGACCGGCTCGCCGGCCTTGTTGGTGGACATCTCGACCACCTTGAGGATCTCGTAGCCGACGCTGGCCTTGGTCAGCACGCCCGACTCGACGAGCGCGATGGTGTCGCGGCCGGCCTGGGTGGCGCTGGTGATGCGCACCTGGCCGCGCAGCACGGCGCCGTCGGCCCTGACGGAGCCGGGCACATGCACGCCACGCAGCTCGTCCCAGTTGTGGTTGTAAAGCAGCGGCGCGCCGTCGTTCAGGCGGTCCAGGCGGGCGCCCTTGACGTCGAGCACCTCGATGCCCCACCAGCGCTCGTAGGGCGCGTCGCTGGCAAAGGCCATGTTGACCGTCAGGTCGCCGTCGGCGGCGACGCGGCCGGCGCGCTGGATGCTGTGATAGCGGTGCAGGGTCATGCTGGCTGGCCTCGCTTGATGGGCAGCACGCGCGCGGTGGGCGCGGTGCCGTCTTCGGGGTCTTCCGGGTCTTGGGGGTCTGCCGGATCTGCCGCAGCGCCGGCCGGCGCCATCGGCTCGACGGGCTCGGGCACGGTGGTGTCGACCTCGATGCCGGCCTCTTCAAGCATCTGCAGCTCGCGCTGGCGCGTGGCGATGACGTCTTCGATGTCCAGGCCGCCGGCGGTCTGGGCGATGACGTCGGTCAGCGTCGTCAAGCCGGCCTTGATCGCCTCCTTGTAGGCGTTGACTTCCTTGGTCGGGTCGACCCACTGCCAGCCGCGCGGCTTCCAGGTCACGGCCTCGAACTTGGCCGGGTCCACCGCATACTGGCCGGCGGGCAGGCCCTGCACGGCGCCGGCCAGCACGGCCTGCTGCAGCCAGGCGCTATGCAGCGGCGCGCGGACGCTGCGAATCCACCACTGCTGCAACACGCGCCAGAGGTCGCGGTCGTCCAGCAGCGCCAGGCGGCTGCTGCTGTAGTTGCTTTGGCTGTAGTCGCGGCTCAAGCTTTCGTAGCTGGGGCCGCACCCGGCGGCCACCTCGCGCAGCATGGCGCGCATGAACGGGTCGAGCGCGGAGTTGGGCCGGTTGGGGCTGTGGAACTGGAACTCTTCGCCCGGCGCCAGCGCCTGGATGCTGAGCGGCTCGATGTTCATGATCGGCTGCTCGGTGCCGGCGTCCTGCTCGGGCTCGCCGTCCGGGTTGGTGATGGTGCCGAAGTAGGCCGCGCTGGCACGCGCCGCAGTGACCTCGCACTGCGTGTACTCGTTCATGTCGTCCAGCTTGCGCAGCACGGCGTGCATCCACGGCTCGCCGCGCGTCTGCGGCCAGCGGGTGACCAGGCGCAGGTGGAAGACGTCGGCCGCCGGCACGCGCTCGTAGCGGGCGCTGTCGGCCCAGTGCGCGCGCACGTCGCCGGGGTGGCCTCGCTTGATCCAGTACGCAAGCGGGCGCTGGTACTCGTCGACCTCGACGCCCATGCGCAGGTCGTTTGTGATGCCGGCGGCAAAGCCTGGCGCCACCATGTCGCTGGCCAGGCGCTCGCTTTCGATGACCTCCAGGCACAGCGGCACCCGGCTGCTGCCGAAGGCGCGGTAGTGCTTGCGGATGAGCACCTCGCCCGCCTCGAAGATCTGGCCGAGCGCCAGGCGCTCGAGGTCCCCGAAGTGCACCGCGCCGCCGGTGTGGCAGCTGTCGGCGCTGCACCAGGCCGCCCACGCGGCCTCGATGCTGCTGTTCAGCGGGTTGTTGATGCCGCCGCGCGTGGTGCCCACCTGCGCCTGCATGCCAATGCCGTGGCCGATGACGTTGTTGACCACCACCGTCTTGGCGCGCTTGGCGTAGGCGCTGTCGCGCACCATCTGCCGGCTGCGGCTGCGCATGCGCTCCAGGCTCAGGCCCAGCTCGGCGTCTGCACTGGTGCTGCCGCCCGAGCCAAAGCCGAGCGTGGTGTTGGTCATGCGCGCGCCGGCGTACATGCGCGTGGCGCTGCGGCCGGCCGGCCTGGCCGGGGCCAGCCACTGCGCAATGCGCTCGCGCACGCTGAGCGATTTCTTGCGCACGTCAGGCACGGCCAAGCCTCACCTGGTAGCGCCGCGGGTCGGGCTTGCCGGCGGCCAGCGCGGCGGTGCGCGCTTCGCGGTTGACTTGCGTGGACAGGTGCGTTTCCAGCGCGATCAGCTCGCGCATCGGGTAGCGCTCGAGGCTGCGGCCGTTGATCTCGTACTTGAGCACGTCGGCGGTGGCCTTGCCCTGGATCGTGGCGCGCACGTTGTCCAAGGCGATCTGTGCAGACGTCCGCAGGTCCAGCGGCGCGGCCACCGTGCGCGGGTTGGGCAGCATCTGCGTGACGCCGTTGTCGAGGCTGTGGCTGGCGGTGCCGTCGGACACCCAGCGCGCCCAGGTGTAGGTGCCGGCCGCCCAGGTGGCGGTGGTGGCCGCCGGCACGTTGATCACATGGTCGTCACCGCTGGCCGTTGAGTTGAACGTGATGGCGGTGCCGACGCCGTCGCGCGGGAGCAGGCGGTAGTACAGCACCCAGCTGACGCTGGCCGGGTAGCCGGCCAGCGTCTCGGTGAGCTGCAGGGTGTCGCCGACGACGAAGCGAGGGAGCATGGGC